GGGGTTTGTTTGGGGGTTTTCCTTCCCCCGGGCGGTTCAACCCCAGTTACGTTGGAGTGAACCATCACATCTAGTGACTCGCTGGACCTTGCTAAGAGCTTTCTTATGCTCCTTGTCAAAGTCCCGGGAAGACAGCTGAGAGTTGATCAGCTCAAAGTCCACCCGAGGTACGTCACACGCCTTAGCGCTCTTAACACGACACCGCTTATTAAAGCAATCCGGAAGTTGCAAAGTATGTGTTCGAAAGTAATTTATGAGATGATCTATTTCAGCCCCATCCATATCGTTAGCTATAGCCACACCGAGCTTAGCCATCGATTGGTCGATTTTCACTTCTTTATGTTCGCTGTTGAAAGCGTCCAACAAGTTGTAAGACTGGATTAAGTTGACATTTAACCCGTAATCGTTGGTACTGATCAGAAAATCGGCAATGTCCTCATAAAGAGGGATGCCCCGATAAACTACTTTGTACATCAAGCCCAGACTCTTGTAATAATGACCGACCCATCCCCGACGGACAGCATCCTCATTAATACATGTTGTTAAACTCTCCACAAGTTTCTGAACTTTTTGCACATACACATAGTGACCAGCTGATACTTCGACGAATCTACCACTGCAGAATTCGACTTCATCAGCACATTTTCTTGGCACTATCTTTGCGTCCAGCCCAAAACAACCGTAAAAGTTGACGGTTTTCTGCCCTGCGTTTTTGCCCAGAACAGAGTCGTCACCTTTTAACAGTATGTCTTTAACTCGACACTTCGGATTCTCGCACACATCAAATTTGCAAGTCCTAGGATTGCATGTATTCATACATTGATGATATGCTGAGGTGATCATATTTATTATGCCGTTGCCCAGGGAAGTTGTCAAATCCCCGGACACGCGACACAATAAAAATGAAAACACCACACCCACACTGGTCACGCACTTGTTTACTAGGCAACAAGCGAATGCCAACTCCAATATGGGTATGAGTTCCGTGAAACCCAGCTTAGTTAGGACAGCCAGGTAGAACGCGTATTCAATACTCAAAGTCTCCCACCTCTGGGACGACTCGAATTTCGACATGTCATTCTCGTCGAATTCTTCGCAGTTGAAATTACTGAATTGTTCACCAACGGCATGATGATCTTTGCCATTGGCGACTTCCGGTAATTTGAAGAAAGCCTGTTCGATCGGCTCTATCAACTGAGAGTAGAATACATTAAACTTCGGATCACGCCCTAATATCATGCGGGGTGATTTGCCTAACTCGAAGTACCTCTCCAGCTTCACAAACGCTTTGATCGTAGAATCGCGCATTAAGTTGAAACCTTCCTTGAGGATTTTGTTGTGTGCATTTATGTAACGCTGGCGCACACGACCGGTCTTCCTGCTTAGATAGCCCTCATGGTCGAACGGAATATACGACTCTGCAACTCGGCAAGCCACTCTGTCGATAATCCGATCAACGAGGCCCCAGTCGATGTTATTTGGCTGGGGAGTATTCTTGAAATATCTGTTGACGACGCTCTCGACGACATTGTGCGGACAATGCTGCATAACAATTGTTGGATTGTTATGTAGCAAGGCCGGACAATGCCAGCGTAGATATTTCCTACTATCACAGGAGCTGTACTTGACACTATTTGCGCCAAGGACCCTACAGCTGAAACGCTTCCAAACGCCAAGATCCTTGCGTTCGTGATGGTCAAACGAACGAAGATCCATTGGTGTATCCTCTGCGACACATTTACCGCGCTCGACACTAAAGTCGGTGATAGGCACGCGAGTCCCGCTATCCATACATAGCGCCATCTCCAGAGTGTCCGGGCGTTGAAGAAAGACGTGATATTATGTCTCATCTCCACCTCTCTGAGTAAGAACTCGTCATCAGGCATGTCGCACGCCACCTGTACTGTATGGTGGACTTTATTGACGAACAAAGGATTGAGTCGATCCTTTGGTGGCACATTCATCTCCTGAAAATAGCGAAGCGAAAGCTTTTTCATGTGTGCCAACTTTTGATTTCGATCGTAGACGCCGTTTATGCAGTATGACGTGTTTGCATTCATACGCAGATACGCGAGTAGAGAACCCCAGAGCATCTCCTGCCCCAGCAACTCGCTATT